GGTTTTGCGCCTTTGAGCATAATCTGTGAAAAGATTGGTCCTATGTTTTATGTGGATCTTTTAAACAATGGTAGGGTGGTGTCCGAACTTACATGCGAACTTGACAGGGAGAAGATAAGTATAGAACTTATGAGGACAAAAGATACAAATAATAGAGGACAAAAGTACGCGGAAAAGCTTTTGGCCATAACCCTTTGGTGTGCTAAGCGCGCAGGGTACATGCGTTCAGAGGCCGAATCCATGTTTTTGCACAATTCTCCACCGACGAAGAGCGGCAGACCACCTAGCGCCCATCTATTTAACAAGTTTGGATTCAATAGGGTAAATACAGGGGTGAATGTAACTGAAAATAGAAATATTAATTTGAATAGAAATTTACTTGGGGTGAATGCGGTGATTCGTTCTATAAACAATTCTGCACGTAAATTAAATGGACATCCTTGAGCACTCAGAGAGACGTTTTACAAAGAAGCTTTGCGAGTCTATGATCCCCTCGATGATCGAGGCGTTCTGGGAGATTTGGCTGGAGGCCAAGAAGGAGTCGAAGGGCAAGAACACGTCCCTCGTGTTCCAGGAGCTGCTCCGCGCTATAAAGACGTGGAACGGCTCGATCAGTCTGAAGCACGCAGATGCCATCAAGAACACCAATCCTCTTTTCCAGAACTTCCTGGCGGCGGTGTTTATCTGCCACGTCAAGATCCTTATGAATGGAATCCGCATGGACAAGAAGCCCAAGAAGATTGGGTTGAAGCTGCCGGCCCATGACGTGTTTGTCCAGCGGTGTTACGAGGCGTGCGGCGAGGACATATACTACAGACCATCGATCATCACCGATCCTTCAGTGACGGATGACGATCGCAAGAAGGAACTCCACGCCAGATTTTCATGCAAAATTCAGGGAGTGATAGATGACCTGATTCCATGGGATATGATCGTGGGGGACCTGAAGCAGGATGCCAATTTTGATGAGAATGAGGATGCTGAGGCTGAGCCTGAAGGGGAGCCGGAGACCGAGATGGCGGCCGAGCCAAGCGCGGAAGAGGAGATGGAGGGAGCGCCTCAGGAGGAACCAGCTTCGAATGACCTGAACGACATCGCCAACACAGCCTCTAACAGCACGAATCCAGTGGCCGAGAGCCCAGGCGGGTCGCAGACGTTTGCCGTGACGCCTTCTCTAAAGCCCCCCACGGTCACCAAGATGGATGAGAAGGGGGAGAGCCTATTTGACGATGCGCGTGAGCGGTAACCCATCTAAAATAGAAGACTAGAGTAATGGACAAGTACTTCCGGGAATCCTGGAGTGCTGCAGCCATCGCAGCAGCAATCACTGCAGGCTTCATCTATTTCAAAGGGAAAATGAATGGTCAGGGGAAACTCAAGAACTCGGACTATATCAAGCCAGCTTTCCTAGTGGCTCTACTAGTGTTCTTTATTGTGTCTCAGGGGAATGGGCAGGGCGAGGCTGTTTCAAGGGAGCCTTATTGACTTTCCAAAAACATTTAGATATTTAGATATATCACGATCTATTTTAGAAAGAATTACGTGCAGATCTCGAATATTTCTAACAGTAAGAGATTGAGCGTGTTGAGCTGCATACCGTGTAATACTAATAGCAGGTGAATTGCTTATTCTTCTCTCGTGATTCTGGTAATTGCTTTGCATTTGGCTAATTTGTCTATATACCCGACGACGATCACGTTGTAAAGTACTCAAATCATCCCAAAATTTCTTATTTTGACCCAACATACTGTACTTTGGTTTATTTCCCATAAAGATTACAAACATAAAAAATGTAATGACCTCGGTAAAAGCCTTTGCCGACATCTACTGTCAATTTCTTGACGATCTTCTCGAGGTGTATCCAGACAACGAGAAGGCCAAGGCGGCTCGATCCGCTCCAATTACGCGAGAGACCATGGATCGTTTCATGAAGTACGCTGGTTCGCGGTCAGGTCACATTTCAACCAAGAGCAAGGCGTTTTTCGACCCCAAGAACAAGTTTATGGTGGCGAATGGCGTCTTCGAGGTGGTAAAGTCAAACCCTAGCGAGGCGACTCTGAATGCCATCTGGAACTATGTGAGCAACATGTACATGCTTGGTATGACTATGAGCATGCTCCCACCTGAGATGCTTGAGATGGTTGAGAACACGGCTGACAAGTTTGCCAAGGAGGCTGTGGCTGACGGCGAGATGAATGAGGAGAAGCTGATGGCCAGCATGCAGAAGATGATGGCGAGTATGATGTCTGGAGGCAGGATGCCAGGCCTACAGTAATTTCTCAGCAATAATTAATATGGATCCAAAGGAGATTTTTCGTTCAGACAAGCTCCTTGAATTTTGGCCCACGGGGAAACAGTCTGCCAAGGACCGCGTCGCAGCCACAGCCCGTTTCATTATTTACGCGAGCGTTGTTATTTGGATGTTTAACCGGGACGGCCGTGTTTTTGCCCTCGGGGGTTTGATTCTTGCTATTCTGTACTATCTATGGACCACTAACATGATAACTGGCGGCAACCATCGCCCAACATATGCCGATGGTCGTCTTGACAGCGTTTTCCGTGCTCCAGTGACCATGCCAACTCACGATAACCCCATGGGCAATGTACTGATGACTGATTACGTTGATCAGCCCGATCGCCCAGCGGCTGCGTGGTACCCAAGCGTCAAGACTGAGATTGCCACCGAGTGGAGCAGCATTCACCCATTCGAGCGCAAGCGTGACGCGGAGCGCAACTTCTACACCATGCCCAGCACGACCATTCCAAATGACCAGACGGCTTTCGCCGAGGCTTCCTACGGTAAGAAGTTCGCCCCCATGTGCAAGGATGGCGCCGATTTTGCGTGCGATCCGGATGAGTGGCGTTTCCACTTCCCCGATCAGACTCAGATGCGGGCAGGTAACGGGCGTTAAAAAAATATAGCCCTAGTTTAAAGAATGCCTCAGACGTATTATACTACCGCTGATATTCAGCTCCAGCCCGAGGCTGTTCAGGGGCCAGCGACGATCACTATGACCGACTTGGCCGACGCGTGGTCCTCACTGATTCCAATTGACACTCTGGCCGACAAGAAGGTGTGGGCCACAAAGCCATATGACTTCCCCTTCCCCTACGTGAATCTGGGACCTCTGCCCGTTGTTGCTCAGGACCCCATGAGCACTTACGCAGCCGACCAGAACAACCGCTTCGTGCAGCGATACATAACCAAGTAAAATTATATCCCTTGTAATAATAATGGACCCTCTTGCTCTAGCAGCAATAGTCGGTTTGGTGTTTGCCGGAAAGAAACTGAGCGAGGACTCGCCGGCAACCACTGAATCTCGCAAACCCCTCCCCCCAATCTCCAGACTTGAGATTGACATGGCCTCCAATTCCCGGCAGCACCTCCAGGATTCTTATGGAATGCAAATCATGACCCCTGAGCTTGGGCGCCGCGTGGGCGACTTCCGCCTCGCACCCAAGCACGAGGTGCCTTCGCTCCAGGCATTCGACAAGCAGGCGACCCGTTCTCCATTTGGCCAGCCCGTGTATGATCTTTACGGCCGTCAGAACGTGACGAATAAGATGAATAATCTGCCGCCAGTCGAGCGCATCCGCGTGGGCCCTGGCCTAGGTGTCGCCCCAGATGTGCCAGCAACTGGCGGTTTCCAGCAGTTCTTCCGTGTTCTGCCCAATAATATCAACGAGGAGCGCCTCACGACCATCGAGGGCCGCGTAGGTCCAGCCAATCCCGTCGTCAAGAACGGCGGCGCAGGTGGTATCGGATCAGTTACTCACCAAGCCAAGGCGACGAAGACTTGGCACAGACCACCCGCCCAGAATAGCGCCCAGGGTCAGGGTGGAGCAATTCGAGGCTTCGAGGGCCGTCCTGATCAGATAAAGACCCGGCGGACCACCATCCGCCAAGAGACTGGCGCACGTGGCGACACTCTCGAGTTTGGCATCGCCCATTACAACGTCAAGCAGGCCTATGACGGCTCTCTCACTAACAAGTCTTCTCCCCACTTTTCCGGCAATCGCTCAAACCCAGATCGCCCTGGTAACGCAGGTAACATGAATGTTCGCTCCGATCCAACTGGCATGGTTGGCGCCATGACGAATCTTAAATCGGAATCGGTGCAACAGCAGGTGAATCCAGCCAATGGCGAACGCTTCCAGAACTACGTGGATGCTGAATTTTACAAATTTAACGAGAAGAAGGCGGCGACTGGGGCCAACCCATGGGCCACATCTGACAGCCTGGATATTGCGATCAAACAACTTGAGAAGAATTCATTCATCCAAGAGCCACTGTCTGTTCAGTGAAAAATGGGAAAAAATAATCTAGAGCAATTATAAAATGAGCGGAGGCATTGTTCAGCTCGTGGCTACAGGTGCTCAGGACGCTTGGCTGACCGGCAAGCCTGAGATTTCTTTCTTCCGGTCCAACTACAAGCGTTATACTCACTATGCTCATTCCGTGGAGCGCCAGGTCATCCAGGGCATCCCTCAAGCAGGTGGCATCTCCACCATCCGCTTCGAGCGCAAGGGTGATCTGCTGTCCTACGTTTATTTCACTGCACGCGACAATAACAACGCCGGAGTGGCAAATCTCGACTGGTCTAAGGTTATTGACAAGATTG